GTTTTTTTTCGACGACCCCGGTTGGAACCATTGTTGGGTTAGGCCCAAAGGAAAAATTTATCCCCGGACAAAAAAAATCAAAAACTCGTGTTGATGATGCATATAACGCGCTGCTTAAAATGCAGAACGACGGGGCTTTTGTCGACGTTTCTACAACGCTTGCGCAATACGACAACATGGTGATCAAGTCGATCTCGGTTACGAGGGACGCATCTAAGGGAAAGATCCTAAGCTGCCAGCTGTCTTTGCAAGAAGTGCTCGTTTCAAAGAGCGCGAGCATTGACTTGCCCGATCCCGAAAAAGTAGCGAACAAAAAGAAGAAATCCAAAGGCAAGAAAAAACCAGAGGAGTCGACACCGGCCGAGGCCGAGGAGGCCACAACCGCGACGGATAGCGGGGGAAGCTGGAGCGCCGACGCATTGTATCCGGCAGGGTGATGTTTAAATGGCGTTTAGAATCATACCGCTAGAAGAAGCAACGACCGATGGGAATCTGACGTTCACGGCAGACCTAGACGGCGTGGATTACCAGTTTCATTTTTACTATAACGACCGCGAAGGTTTTTGGTATTTCGACTTTTTAGATCTCGCCGGTAACCAGCTTAGAAGCGGCATCAAGGTCGTCGCGAACTACCCCTTGCTTGCACTCATGCCGAAGCATGGAGACGTTCAGCGCCCAATGGGCGAGCTTGTGTGTGTGAATACGATGCAGGGATGCAAAGATCCGACCATCGATGACTTCGGTTTGTCCGCTCGGTTTGGATATCGACAAGAGGATAGTCAGTGATCGGCGTCCCCTACGATCTGTTTAATCGCGACATGCGGCTTTCTATCGGGAGAGATTCGATACCGATGCAGCTCGCCGCGCCGATGGGCGATTCCGAGCTCCAGTCCATGTTGCGGGTTGCGTTTTCTGTGGAGCGCACCACCGCGAAAGAACCGAACACGGCGAGTGTAACCGTCACGAATTTCGCAGAAGAGAACCGCTTCAAGCTCCAAATCGGTTCGCAGTTGATCCCGCACGACCCCAAGGGCGATGTGTTGCGGGCAGGGTACGTTTGGCCGCTTGTGATCGAGGCCGGATACAAAGACCATCTTCAGCAAATTTTCGCTGGCGACATTACGTTTTTGAACAGCGGGCACTCGGGCACCGAGTGGGAGACTCGAATAGAGGCCGCCGATGGCGGCTATCAGTACGCCACGAAGCGGATCAACAAATCGTTTGGTAAGGGTACGCCAGTTGCCGCCGTCATGCTCGCGCTTGCCCAAGCGCTCGGCGTGGGGCTTGGAAACTCGGCAGCAAAGTTTGCAAATTCCGCCGCGTTTCGAAAACGGTTCACTGTGTTTAAGCGCGGCACGACGGTAAGCGGTTTGGTGTCCGAGGCGCTCAGTAAGTATGTCATGGATCTTGGGTATCATTGGTCGATTCAAGACGGGCAGCTGCAGGTGCTCGGGCTCGATGAGACCCTACTTGATACCGCCGTGCTGCTCAACAAAGATTCCGGTATGGTCGGCACGCCAGAATATGGCGAGAAGGGTTCGATCACCGCGACGAGTCTGTTGAATGGCGATCTGAAGCCGGGCCGCCGTGTCGTAATCGATTCCAAGAATGTGATCGGCAGCTTCCGTGTTGAAAAGGTGACGCATTCCGGCGACACATGGGGCAACGATTGGGTTTCTCATATTGAGGCGAAAGAAGTTATATGACACGAAGCCTTGAACAAAGCCGCTCACCCGACACTGACGAGCTGTTCCAGATCGCGATGGGGGTAGCACAAAGCGGGATGTGTGTCGCCATGCCTGGCATCGTCGAATCCTACAACGCGGCTTTGCAGATCGCGAACATCTTGCCCGCGCTCAAACGTCCGTACTTGAACAGCGACGGATCCGAGGGGCTTGACGACGTGCCGATCATAAACGACGTTCCCGTGGTGTTCCCACGAGGTAGTGGGTTTTTCCTGAGCTTCCCCTTGAAAAAAGGCGATAATGTTTTGCTCGTTTTTCAAGATCTAAGCATCGACGAATTCGTAATGAGCCAGGGAAACGTGCAGCTTGATCCGAAGAGTTTTCAGGCCCACGATCTGCGGGATTGCGTGGCCATTCCTGGATTCTACACGCAGCCGAAAGCGCTTCGAAGCGCGATATTGACGGCCGGTAAAATGGCGCTCGGTGCCGACGGTGTTTCAGGGAAATACATCACCATTGCGAGCAATGGAAAAGTCGATATTAACGGAAACTTTACGGTGGACCCATGACGCTTGAATACGTGGCGAACACGGATTTGCAGACGAAATGGACCGCTGTACCAGGAAGTCCGCCGACAAGATATGCCACGGGATACGTGCAAATTACTCGACAAGGGGTTTCAGAAACCGTGTCGACAAAGGTCAAAGCGGGTGGCAAATACGTCTGCACCACGAGGCTCGATTTTGCGTGGGCCGTTGCCCCAGTGCGAAAGGTCTGCCCGATGTCGTCGTCGACCTACAATTTTGTCGCCGGTACGGGGTTTCTAATGGCGACGGCTACAAAAACGAAGGTTGAAGGTGCTCCGGTTCTTCGGGAGAACGATACCGGCACTTGCACGGGGTCGTGGAAGCTGAAAGTCTCACCATATACCCCGGCTACGTGCTCTTGTACGGTGAAGATTTTTGACGCGGGGCAAACGAAAGTGAAAGCACAATGACCGATTTTGCTCTTGATACGCTTGGCGAGATGGTGATCGAAACGGGGGATATCAAACTTGTCGATGGCATCGACGCTATTGCCTCCGGTGTCGCTTCCCGCCTCGAATTCTGGCTTGGCGAGTGGTTCCTAGATAAGCGCCTCGGAGTGCCTTACATGACCCAGATACTTGGCCAGAAGCCGAGGCTTGTCGCCGTGCGGGGGATTTTTCGCAAGGTGATTTTGAGCGAGCCCGGTGTGATAGACGTTGAAGATCTCTTGGTGGAATACGACGGACCGATCAGAAAGTTGTCTTTGTCCTTTACCGGAGTCTGTGAGCTTGGTAAATTCGTATACGATAGGGAGTTGATCATATGACCGTTTACGGAGTGACCGCCACCGGATTTGTCAAAAAAGATCTAGAGACGATAATCAGCGAAATTCAGGACGATCAGCTAGATCTTGTCGACCCCAATTTAAACTTCACCGTGCCGAGCAGGATCGGCCAGCTCGACGGAATCATCGGCGATCAATTGTCTCAAGCGTGGGAGGCGATAGAGGCTACTTACAAAGCGCGGTATCGCGCGAGCGCCTCCGATGCATCACTTGAAGAAGTTGGATCGATTACCGGTGTGCCGAGACTCGATGCGCGCAAGAGCACGGTGACGCTAAATCAAATTTCCCTTTCCACCGGCACGACGTTGCCCGTGGATAGCGTTGTAAGTTGCGGGCCTAATGGGTCTAGGTGGGTGACGACAAGCGCCGCCACGAACAGCACAGGCGTCGACGCGACGTTCTCAGTTTTTGCGGAGTCTGAAGAATATGGCGCGGTGGTCGGTCTTTCGGGAACCATCGACACGATTCAGACCCCGATCAGCGGGTGGTCGGCGGCGGCAGCGGTTACGGGGACGCACGAGGGATCATTCGTCGGCACTCTTGACGATTTGATTTTGTCAATCGCGGTAGATGGCGCAGCGGCGCAGGCCGTAACACTTCCGTTCATTTACGAGCAAGCCCTCACATACACCCCAGCGGGAGCCGCAAGCCTCATCAATGGTCTGTTTACAGGCCTAAACGCTTACGCGGTGGGCACTAAGGTGCGCATTGCGAGCCTTACCGAAGGCTATGGAAGTTCGCTTTTGATCTCCGGTACGGCAAACGCTGTTTTAGGATTCCCCACAACGTTGATCAAGGGATTCAATTCCGCCGACGCGGAAGAAGGCGTGGCGGTAGAAGAAGATCCCGATTATCGAATCCGGCAATGGGCGCTAAACCGTGCGCACGGTAAGGGAACGCTTGAAGCAATTCGAGCGGCCGTGCTCGATGTTGTCGGAATAACGCAGGCGTTTGCGTTCGAAAACACATCCGATCATACGGATGTCAACGGCCTCGCCGCACATAGTTTTGAAATCGTTTGCGATGGTGCATGGGATGATGAAGGCGTTTTATCTCAAGCCGTTTTAGAAGCGATTTACGGAGCTGCACCTGCGGGCATCCAATCACAGGGAACCACCGAAGGAACCGTCACGGACTCGCAAGGCGATGATCATATCGTCCGCTATAGCGAGCCCGAGATAACCGAGCTTTACATCGAATATGTGCTGACCACCGACCCCGATTTGTTCCCTGTAGATGGTGACGATCAAGTTAAGGCCGCGCTTGTGGCGCTCGCGGATTCCCTGCAAATTGGTGACGATGTGATCATCTTGCGGTTCAAGTCGACATGCTTGACGATTGCCGGGGTTTTGGATGTGCCGACGTTCGAGATCAACTCAGATACCGTCAATATAGTTATCGGATACCGGGGCCTTGCAACGCTTGACGCGGGGCATATCAACATACCCGAATGACGCTGCAATATGTCACCACGCATGTCGAAGAAGGTCTTGATAAGAGGCTCGACTATATCAAAAAAAGCGTCAAATTCGCGGGGCTTTTGGAGTCTTACAGCAATCAAATCCAAGCGCTAGAGGATGCGATCCACTCGGTTTACCGCATCACAATCGATAATGCGGCAGGTGTGACGCTCGATTACGAGGGCGAAATCGTTGGTGAGCTTCGACAAGGTCGTGAAGACGAACCGTATCGGCTTGCAATCAAAGCGCGCATCCAAATAAATAATAGTAGCGGCACTATCGAAGATATTTTGACGGCGCTTACAAACTTTTTGGATCGTTCGTACGAGTTCACGGAGATTTACCCGGCGGCGTTTTTGGTGCGAATAGTCGATGGCCTAGATCCTTATAACGATCCAGATCCCGATTTGTTTATCGCGCTTCTCGACGATGTGAAGCCCGCGGGAGTGAAAGCATATTTTCAATATTCGGAAGATGTGGACCTGTACACGTTTCGATTCGCTTCGGGGGATGTCGACGAAGCCAATGAAGATGACGGTTGGGAAAACGAAGCACAAACGGCGGGCGGCGTTTGGTCTGATATGATAGAAGGGCGGTGAGATAATGGGAATGTTGACGACACTTAGGACGCCGGGGAATATACCCGAGTGGTGTACCGATGAATCCGTTGTTTTAGAGCCGCCAGCGGAGAACGTAGCAACGGGCTGGGCCCCCGCTACACGCCCAGCCGCGCCGATCATGAATTGGCTTCAAAACCTTTACGGTAAATGGGTTCGATATTTTCAAAAAGCGCTATTGTCCACATGGCAACATCTGGACTACGCTACAAAATACACTACGCCACACGCCGCTATTTTTCATCCCGACAAGGGCGTTTGGATTATTGCGAATAGAGATGGCGATAGTCACTGTACCTATTTAGCTTCGAGAGATGGGCAGAATTTTGAAGTTGAAACCACAGTTGACGATAGCATTTTTACCAGTACGGTTTTTGGTTCGACTATAGCGATCGATTCCGCACGATTTTTGATGGGAACAACGAATGGTATCCATTATCGAACGGATCCTGATACGTGGGCGCTCAAGAGCAATGCGACTATCGGCGCAACTGGTGGAATAAAGGGGATT